CAAGCAATATATGGCGTATTGTGAGCGTCAATCAGCCAAACTTCAAAATGCTGTGTGAGCGGATTGAAGAGAATGCTCGCTGTAGGGTCTCCCTGCCATCCCGATTCATCTCCTTCACGAACACGACGTGCAATATCGTACACGTCTGTAGAAATCTCAGCCCAACCGTCAGCGCCTGGGATGTGTTGCGACAAAATGTCATGAGCTCTTAAGTCCATTATTCCTCCTTAGAATTGTTAGTCGGAGCAGGTGAAAGGAGAAAAGTCCTACTCCGACCAACAAACCTGTTTTTTATTTATGCGCCAAAAGCGAAGATCCGGGCAACCACCGTCGAAACGTTTGTGGTGCTTGTAACTTCTGCCAATGCTGCGCCGTCTGTGGTTGTGTCAACCCAGAAAAGCTCGATCTTTGGAGCGGTTGTTGAACCGTCCCATGCGGGAACGTAGCCATCTGTGGTGACTGCCCAAAGGAAGTCAAGTCGGTCAAGACCAAGGGAGACGAGTGAAATCGCTTCTCCCCCGGTCGGATACGACGAGTCAAATGTAACTGTTGCTGTTACAAATTTACGGTTTCCAGGAACTTCTGGTCCCGTAAGAATACTGACTGTAGCGGCCATCTTAGATCGTTGTCTCCGTAAGATCCTTGATGACGAAGTTAGCGTTGCGCTGCTTACATGCGAGTTCTGCGTAGCAAGTGAGAGTTGCTTCGTAGGCATCGGTGTTTGCAACACGGTTCATTACAGCACCGTCAAGATCCATGAAGTTCCAGCCTTCTCCGACCTGGTGGAACACCATGCTCTCAGGCGAGATGCCATAGAGACGGTTGTTCGGGCAGTCGAAGTCTGCGTAGAGTGTGGTTGGACCTTCATCACCTTGTCCGGAGACTGATGGTGAGTAGTACTGAATACCAGCGTAGCCGCCCTTGAGCTGCGTCTGCTCCATGTTTCGCTTGAGCGAGAGGAACAAGTTTGCAACTGACATGTGGACACCTTCTGCAGAAACGAGAAGCGAAGGCTTCTTGCCGCTGTTGATAAGGGTCTTCATGATCGCACCGGTGATAAGAGTTTCGGTAACTGCACGGTTTGTACCGCTGTTGCTGTTTACGTAGCTCTTCCACTTTGGCTGGCTTGATGGGTTGATTGTGTGGAGGACTGCAGAGTCATCAATGATGGTCTGAACGCCTGTCAATTCAATCTGTCCGTCACCAGGAGCACCAGTGTTGCTTGAAGCACCGCCGGCACCAGCACGAAATACGAAGTGCGACGAGGTTGTAGTTACTGCAGCACCAGAAATGGCTACTGTTTTGTTGGCTTCGTCAACCGATGTAATGGTACGAGCAGATGCAACTGTTGTTGGAGAAGATACTGTACCAATGTCAACTACCATGCCACCATCAAAGAAGAGGTTGCGAAGAGCAGTTGTTCCGGTGGTTGAAGCCAAAACGACGGTTGTTGCTGAAGATGTTGTACCACACTGAGCGATAACACCGTTTGATGTACCCCAAAGTTGACGGTTAACGTCCTTCATTGCGTCCTTACGGATGCCTTGCATTTCAGCATCAAGTGCGTCAACGAATGCACCACGATCGGTAACAGCCTGGCGGATGGTTGGGCCACTCAACTGGATGCGACCATAGACGTAGCGGACCGGTACGGGGACCGTTGCGTACGCTTGGTTGCCTGCTGTTGGTAGCGTTGCATTTTCGCTGCGAGCGCCGACACCGGACGAACGACCGAGGTGGAGCGCATGACGGGCGATACGGCCCGTGATTGTGTCACGACGGGTTTCAATCTGTGAGAGGAGAAACGTAGCTTGGTTTAATTGATCGATGTAATCCTTATAATCGTCTTTGAGGATTGCATCAACTGTGGAAAGGCTTGCGGGCACTTTATTTACTTCCTTGTTGAAGATAGGGGGTTGTTAATTGGTTTTCACCAACCATCGGCTGATCGTTGTTACTCCGTAACGTAGAACTGCTTGACTTCCGCCAATTGCCTAAAGGTTGAATAGGTTTTACATCGCCTTATCCAAGGCAATACATTAATTGTATACCTTATATGTGCCGTGTCAAGTAACCTAGATACCGGACTGATTTAGTCGAGCCATTGCTTTGTCACGAGGGCTCATATTTGCAGTATTCATCTGTGGAGCCATTCCACCGTTTGGTGCGGCAGATGGCATGCCTGCAGATGGATTTTGCCGGCGTGAAACAATTGATTGTGCTTGTTGAAGAATTTGATTCTCAACATCCGCAATAGCCTGATGTAGATCAAGGTCTTGACGGTTCTGTGCGGCACTAATTGCAGCTACGGCCAACGGGCTGTTAGGATCATATCCAGCGTCAATTAAAGTTTGCTCAATTTCATATTCGTATTGAGTAACAACTTGTTCGTGTTGAAACGCTTGCATGCGCTCCTCAACCATCATTTCAACCTGTTCAGGGGTCATTCCTTGTTGTTGAGCTTCATGATAGGTTTCAGTCATAACGTCTTCCCGTGTTTGGCCCTGTGAGTTAACACCGGCAATTTCGTAAAATCGGTCGCCAGCAAGGGTTTTGGCATTTTCAATCATCCAGTTAATTGCTGTATCTTGATCGCCGTTAGCCCATGCCTGAGCAAAACCTTGCACTGCTTGTGCGTCGTCTGGGTGCATATTGTCAAATACTTGACGAATCGGCTTGTAACGTTCCCGTTCCCGGATACGATCCTGAACTTCTGAACGGTACTTTTCTTCCCAGTTAGCATCTCCACCGGTTTCTACCGGCGCTTCTGCTGGTGCCTCTGACGTTACATAGTCAGTAAAGTTTGTATCTTCAATGCTCATTGCATTCCTCCATTACCAAATAGGCTTTGTTCCATCATATCAGGAGACTGTGTGTTTTCAGGCATCCCCATTGCTTCTTCTTCTTCAAGCATTTGTGCTTCTTGTTCCATTCCATTATCCGGGATAGGCAATCCAGTACCGGCAGTTAGCGCTGCCATAACTCCTGGGTCTTGCATCTCGCCCATTGCTGCCTGGTCTGATTGAGCCATCATTGCGGCTGTTTCGTTAGACAAGTACTGCATGTGGGCCATAACGTGCATATCAAGCATTTGCTTCATCTGAGGATCAGCAAGTTCATATGCTGGCGACTTACGTTGCGTGTTGTGAACCTGGATATGAGCGTCATGAACGTCAAAGTCTTCGGGGATAACTGGAACGCCTTGCATAAGCAAACCATTTTCCCATTCGGCTTTAGCAATGTCTGGGTCCATGCGAGACAAGAATTGTTTTGGATCAGGCAAATCAAGCATCTTGCTAATTGACCGAGCGTCGATGTTTTGGAATACCAAAGGAAACTGCTGTGCAAGGTTGGTAATCATTGATTGGGTAGCAATCTTGCTGCGTGGCATAGTTGCGTCCATTGGTACAATAACTACCGGCTGTTCGTCAATATCTTTAGCAGTCCAAGAAATTTCATGAGGAACGCCATGTTCGGTCAAAAGCATTACTTTTCGTGTAATGTTGTTTGATTCCGCGTTCATCCGGTACAACTTCAAGGTCATTTCTGCAATTTTTCCCCAACCATAAGACTGGTCTTTAGCCATTGGGCCAAGAGGAGTGTCGTCTTTTTCAGCTAATAGCGACAAAGCTAAACCGCTGTTGCGATCTCCAGGTGCTTCGCCACGAGTTGTTTGGTGAGTATGGAAAATGTCGTCAAGTTCTGCTTCAAGGAATTGAGCTTCGTTTGAAATCCAACGAGGTACTTCAGGTGCGGTTTGCCAGTGTGGTTCACCAATTTCGCTGTTGTACTCCATAATGTCAGCAGGGTCAATAGTAATAGCGTCTGCATCGTCAACAGATCCTACCGGAACCATTAGACGAGCATTGGCAGCCTTACGCATGTGTTCAAGAATTGTTGAACGAGCACGGTTATAGGCGTATTGAACGTCCCTCGCCGGCGTTAAAAGCGTATGTCCAACCCAACTGTTGGGAATTTTATTTTGTCTAAACAGAGAAAGGTTCAGATGTTTGAACGGAAAAGGCCACTGATCTTCTTGTAAAACAACTTTGCCGTTAACTACATGAACCACGCATCCCGGACCACGAGAGGTGGGTCTTTCATAGTATATATAAACAAGCGTCGTTTTTGGGGGAGCTCCTCCGGGACGACGCAAAAGAATACTACGATGCCTAGAAGAAAGCATAGCTTCAGCATCAGCTTTAGGAGGTTCTTCAAGTCCATACCTCTCTTGTACTTGTTCAGGTGGAAGACTTGTGCATCTAATCCACCAACGAGCGTCATGAACGTTTTGAGAACCAGGCTCAAGGCTAAATTCGTTGATCCCTAATGGTGTCAATCTGATACCACCAACTGGAACAGAAATTTGCGACATAGGATCTAGGAGATACTCTTCGCCTTTATCTGGGTCCCAATCGACTGCAACAGCAGCAGCACCACCAAACAATGTTTGTAGAAGAGCCATTTCACGAATGTCTTCCCAATGGTTGTGACGCTGTTCACCCATAAGTAGATGTTCTTGCAGTGACTGCCGGCGCATAGAACTATCATCCATGCCGGATGGTTGAACTTCCCAGATTAGCTCAGAGCGTGTAAGACGAGCCAAAAGGCTACGGGTACGAGGACCATACTTATCGACAGTAATACGAGATCCACGTTCAGCTTCGTTTGCGTAATCTAATTCTTGAACGATATTGCGAGTAAAGTCCCACCAAATCCATTGGTGAGAAGCATAATAGGATGCGTTCATCCAATAGTCACGACGTTCTTTTACAAGATACTGGTCGGATAACTGCCAAAGATCAACAATCTTGGCAGCTTCAGGTGGTGCCCAAGGCTTCACGGTGCTACTCCTTCAGATGGATTACGCCAAGTGTGGTAATCATCATCATCTTTTTTTGGCTTCTTAACAGCAGGTGTCTGTCGTTCAGCACGAACCATGGCAGTAAAGTCACCTGTGTGCCTAGATACTGCCATTTGTGTTAATCTCCGGTTCTCTCGAACAAGCCAAATTACGACACCCATATTGCCGAGTGCCACTACAGCCAACCATATCATATTTTGTCCTCATCTGGAGCAGCTACTTTAAACGATTTCTTAGCTGGAGACTCTTTTGGAGCGGCAGGAATTGAGTTGACTACACGCAAAGCAGACTCTAATTCTTCAATACGTTCAGTCAACTTAATATTAGAATCCGCAAGTATTTGATTGGATTCAGTAAGACCTGCGACTGCGCCGGCAGTAACAAATTCAATATTGCGTGATGTAGAAACCATGCGAGCCATTTCCATGGCGCAATCAGCACAAATGTAAAAACGAGAGTTAGCTGACGGGTTAACGTCATCAGGACTATTGAAATGGTCCAAATCAATACCGGTATCTATGGTTGGTGTATTAATGCTTCTACACATCCAACAACAGCCGGGTAAATAAAAATAGTTGTCAACAAGTAACATTAGTGCTTCCATCCTTGGGCTGGCTTACGTTTGCCCATTCTGTCTAGTTTTTCCATATAACGTTGGACTCTTCCTTCTGCACCTTCAGTATACTTCTGAAATGAGCGTTTTTGGATTTCATAAGGCCGGCAGCCTAACAAATATCTCAAAGCGTCAACTGCGTGGTCTTCGTCTCTAGTTTCCAAATCTTCAGGATTGTTATGGGCGTGGCGCATCAAAGGCAAAGTACGAATCAAGTTAAAGCAGTTATCAAAGATTTTAAGACGAATAACACCATCAATAGGCGAAGGGGCCATGTAACGCTTAACGTTCTGCCATCCACCAATACGTTGGTTTTTAGCTCTTTGGCAGATAACACCGTTAGTTTGATACTGTCCAGCTACGGTTGTGCCTGTTCCACCGGTATTACTAAAGGTAGAAGGGTCAATCACAGTCATAGAGATTGTTTCTGGTTTTCCGTGCTCGTCGACAGATAAGGACTTAATCTTCCGGGCCTGTTCTGCCGCAGTGAGATTTTTATCGTACGCCTCCCGATATATATACATAGTACCGTCTGAAGGATCGACCGCACCCCATAAGCAACAGAACGGGTTTGCAGTGCCAAAGTCGATACCCCGATATTTTTGCCACGTTTCCGGAATGGCAAACCTGGGTACGACGTGAATGTTACGTTGAAATTCCACGAAGTACTGCCCCGTAAACGTGTCCCAATCGCCCATGAGTTTTTGGCGGCGCTCTGTTTCAGGGAGCATCGAGAGGTGTTTTTTGTAGGTTGGGTCAATGTGTGGGTTATCGACGACAGTTGACGGGACAAAAGCGACGACAAGGTGAGTATTGGGGTCGTGGTCAATTTCAAGTTTTTCAAGTTCTTCAAGATCATCAGGGATTTCAACCAGCCTTACAATAGGTGGATCCTCAAATCCATTGGATACATCATAGACCACAATGTATTTACCGTATTGTGTAGGCCCCACAAGCATTTGATACAAAAACGTATGTCCACGGTCACCGGGGTTTGTAGCAAACATAACATGGGTACGAACACCGGATGCTGCCATCTTTTTGCTAGTACGCAAACGACCAGAGATCATGAGCATTTGATACGGGGTAAACTGGGTAGCTTCGTCGAAACCAATAAAATCGTATTCAGCAGACATGAACTGTCCAACGTCTTCGTCACGAGAACAATAGCCGTATTCAATAATGCTTCCATTGCCATACCACCAAGCTTTAACGTTGTCTACGGAACGTAGGATTGCGTCCACCACAAGCTGTGCGTAGCGCACCTGTGTACGGATAATCAAAGATCGGCGTAGTTCCGGTAGGGAAGTACGGATTAACAGGCTTCTATGGCCCGGATACATAAGGCTCAGCTCATGTACGTGATACGCCAACAGCTCTGATTTGCCACCGCCGGCCGCACCACCATACAAAAGCCAGTCGACTTTCTTTAACAGCGTGTTGGCTCTTAGTTGGCGTTCGTTACCTTGCAAAGACCAAGCTGAAAGGTCCTCTTCAAGTAGCTTAAGATATTCATCCTGCTCCCTTGTTGAAAGCTGTTTGAACTCGTCATCTGATAACAGAAGACTCATGCGTCACCGGCAACAGCCCTTAAACCACCCTCAACACGACGTTTAG